GTGTACGAAACAGGGGCATTTGACACCAAGACTTGGAAAGACGCCCAAAAGCTGCCCAACTCCCTCTATATCCAGACGTCGGCTATCGAGAGCTTTGGTATTATCAAGTGAGGTTGATATGAGATCAGCTAAACAAAAATACCGGCCAGGGTCACGGTCAGGGTCACGGTCAGGGTCATGGTCATGGTCACGGTCATATCAAGGAGACTGATATGAGATCAATTAAACAAAAATACCGGTCACGGTCATGGTCATGGTCAGGGTCAGGGTCACGGTCATGGTCATGGTCAGGGTCATGGTCATGGTCATGGTCACGGTCAGGGCCACGGCCAGGGTCACTGTCAGGGTCAGGGCCACGGTCATGGTCATGGTCAGGGTCAGGGTCAAAGTAGGAGACTGCCGTGAACTACGCCTATTGGTTTGGCATCGCCATCATCGTCGCCTTCGTCCTGTACGTCGTTATCGACGGCCTTTTCAGGTACATCGACTACGTAGTGGAGTTGGAAGACAACTGAAACCCCTTACAGACAAAATAAGGCTTGACAAAAGAGCAAAAGTATGGTATAATATCCGTACAGGGTGAGAAGGGGTTTCCTTTCTCGCCCTTTCTTTTGTCTTCTATTAGACAGTGGCTGTGCCACCTCCTCTTACTTTCTTTCTCATAGGAGATTGTTATGAAGAAGATCACCGTCAACAAAGCCGCCATCGACGCCCTCACGCCCACCTATCCTTTTGCAGAACCTTGTGCCTGCAGCGAGACCAGAGTCGAAAAAGAATACGCCGTCAGAGGATCATACAAGATCAAGCTGTCTACTCTCGAAAAGATTTGGACAAGGGCGTCTCGTCGTTGGGCCAAACATTGGTCGGACAGCGCAGTCAACACCAAAGGCAAACGGAAGAGTTGGGTGACTACCAAAAAACCCTACATAAACGGTGAAGATATCGCTTTTGGACAAGAGGGCCGGTATATCAAGTACTATGCGAACAGCGTCAACATCGGCTGTCAGAGCATTTCTCGCTACGAGTTGGAGCAGTTTGCTCTCTCGCAGGGATGGGCTTTTCCCTCCGTTTGATAACAAACTTGAAAGGATCAAGATATGGCGAAATTTGTCGTGGTCGAAGTCTTCTCTTCTGAGGAGTTTCCTTCGTATGAAGAGGCTTTCTCGATAGCTGACGTCCGTCTCCAAGAAGGCGAAGACGTTGTCATATATGAAGTGACAAAGAAATACTTTCCAACGAAAGCGGTATTCAAAGAGGAGGAATTGTGATGGCAGCTCACAACGTCTTCGCCTACGGCACTCTCCGAAAACGAGAAGAGCGCCAGCATTGGATGAAATTCATCCATGACACTGGTCGTCAAGTCCAAGTCCAGGGATTTTTATTCGACATGGGATGGTTCCCGGCCCTACGTCTCTCGGATGACGGCTATTCCGTCCTCTGTGACGTCATACAAGTAGATGACGACGGTCTTGCTCTTCTGGATGACTACGAAGGCTTCATCCCCGAATTCCCCGACCACTCCTTCTATGTACGACATCTCGTCAACATCGACGGACTCGATGGCTTCATCTATGAGTTCCACACGACACCTCCTCTCGATCAACTCATCCACGGTTCTGATTGGCTGGAGTATACCTCGCTCCGCTCGGAGCAAAATCGACAGGAAAGGGAGCTTGCTCCTTTGTCAAGGTAATTCTAACCAGAAAGGCGATAAATCTATGTTACGACTTTCCTGTCATGGCGGTATGTGCTGCGGCATCAAACACATCTTCGGTTTTCCATTCTATCCTAATCAGGTGATGGAACCTGAGTTGGAAGAGCAGACTGAATTCGACGACGAAGACTTAGCAGGGGAAGAGGTTCGATCCTATCTCTCTTTCTTCACTCCTTCAGCCCCTGCTGAGACCGTAGAGGCTCGTCTGGACAGGTTCCTTGCCTACATCAGGGAAGAGCGTCCTGGAGGCATCGTAGAGGCTGTCCTGGTCCGTGATTATGAAGGAGAATGGGACCAGATCGTCGTCAACGAAAAGAGACTCCTCTCAAGAGGTTTTCGTGTCGTCAACGAGGTTCGGAATAGCAACTCCGACAACCTCTGTCGGGTCTATCATCTCAACATGTAATACAACTACATCCCTTACGACGAATACGGCCCTGACGACGACTAACAACAAACAAGGAGAAGAAGTAATGGCATATTCTGCAAGCAAAATAGAGTTTCTTCGTTTCGGCTCACAGCATGGCGGTGAAGGCATCGGCTGTTGTGCCGTTGACATCATTCAGGGTTTCGTAAACGACCCTGACGCACCAGCGACGGTCCAACTCTTCCACGGCGACCGTGGCGGCAAGAACGACGGAGCCCTGACCGTGATTGCCAACGGCAAGTCGGAGTTTGCCTATCTCGGCAAGACGAATAAGGAAGTCTTCGAGAACTACATCCGTATCGGTACTTTTGGTACGGAGGATATGCCCGACCATACCTTCCTAGCCGTCTTCTCTGATTACCAAATGACAGATCGCAACGGAAAGGCTTGGTTGAAGATACTCAAGGATGAGGGATTTGAGTTCCTTCGTACAGTAGGTAACTCCGTCTACACCGGTCAAGAAGTCCCTACAGAGCCTACAAACAAAGGCAGGCCTCATAAGAACCATATCTTTGCTCTCTTCCGCAATATCTCTTCTAACGCCGTCCCTGATCCCTTTACTCCCCCTAAGGCATGGTCAGACCTTCCTGAACCGACGATGACTCCTCATCAAATCTGGCATTCCCGCAAGACGAAGATTTACGGCGAGTCGGAGATCAAAGGTCACGACCCTGCCAAGACCAAGGCAGCTTCCAACCCCTTCGCAGCCAAGGCCGTAACTGAACCGGCATAAGGAAAGAGTTCGGGACTGAAGTCCCTTGAAGGGAAAGAAGGATATGAGAAATGCCTTCAACGAGTTCAAACTTTATCGTGCCATCGGGCTAAAGGAGTGGGGTTATCACGACGAGTCCTTCGCCTTGATGACGGAGGTCGTACTAGAAGAAGTGGATCACATGGATGTCAAAGCTATCCAAGCGACAAAAAAGGATAAGGAATATGTCGATGCAGAAAGATACTGGGACGACTACCATTACAAGCAATGGTCCGCCCGGCCTGCTCCTAGGCCAACACAAGGTCATCCTGCAAAAGGACTCGGCTCTGGAAATGCCGGAGCTGTGGTTGTCAGTCTATCTGACGGGCTCCCCTTTTGAGAAGAGGCAGTTCGCAGAGATGTTCTCTCGGGCTCGGTGCTACAACGCCAAGACTCCTGAAGAGGCTGATCTGGTTGTCTTCGCAGGTGGTGCAGACGTCAACCCTGCTCTGTACGGCGAGCTTCCACATGAGACGACCGTACACAACGAAGAGCGTGACAAGGAAGACATCGATCTGTACAACCTCTGTTACTCCCTCGGCATCCCTATGTTTGGTATCTGCCGTGGTGCCCAGTTCCTTGCAGTGATGAACGGCTTCAAGCTCTATCAGGATGTCGATGGCCACAACCAGGCCCATGGCATGTTCGACCGCAAGGGCAAGAAGTATCTACAGTCTGTCTCGTCTGTCCATCATCAGATGGTCATTTCGGGACCTGGGATGGAAGTCATCGCCCATGGCCACAACAGCAAGACTCGTTGGTTCAACGACACGACGAAGGCAGTCGGCAACCATCAGGACGTCGAAGCTTTCTTCATTCGTGACACATGCTGCATTGGCGTACAGGGACATCCCGAATACCGTGGCTACGCAGAATACACGAAGTGGTGTCTCGACCTGATCTATGAGTACGTCGAGTTGAATGCCGATCTTGAAGCCACAGGCAAGTATCGTCGTCTCAAGGCAGAGTACATCATGGAACGGTTTATAAAAGAGCAGGAAAAGAAGGTGCTTACACAAGAGTGGAATTGATTCGTACAAGGAGTAAGAGATTTGAGAAGGAGGGTTGATAAGAGGTTGGGCAGGCCCATCTCTTGTTAACAATACTGTTAAGACAGTAGTTATTAATACAATATAATAAACAATAATCTTTAACTACTACCCCCTTCTCACCCTGTACGGATATTATACCACACTTTTCACTTTTTGTCAAGAGTTATTTTCAACTATTTCACAACCTTTTGAATTTGAAAGGAATTCTATAATGTGTGGGAACGTGGGACTTATGGGTGTGTTAGAACACCGCGACGAGGCGACAATGAAGCGTCTCCTTCTTTATGATTACTTCCGGGGCATGGACTCGACTGGTTTTGCCGCCGTCCGTCATGCCACAAAAGATACCCATGTCGTCAAGATTGCCAGTCATCCTCTCGACCTGTTCGACAGCAAGAAGTTTGACACCGCCCTTTCGGGTACGGCAAGCTCTGTCTTCATCGGTCACAACAGGGCAGCTACGAAAGGCAAGGTCACCGCCAACAACGCCCATCCTTTCGTTGTAGATCATATCATCGGTGCTCACAACGGAACTCTTTCCATCACCTCTCATATGGGCTTGGAAGACGAACTCGGAGAAAAGTTTGATGTCGATTCCCTTGCTATCTTCACCCATATCGCTCGGTTTGGCGTACACAAGACAATTCCTCTCCTCCAAGGAGCCTGGGCACTCGTCTGGTACGACAAGAACGAAAACACCGTCAACTTCCTTCGTAACAAAGAAAGGTCTTTTTGGACGGCGGTCTCGAAAAACTACCAGCAGGTGATGTGGGCGAGTGAATGGCCTATGATACAGGCTGCAATCGGTCTGTCGCCGTCGAAGTATGAAATGGCCCAGTCGACGGAGGGTTATACCTACTTTGCCACCGATATCGACGAGTTGTACACCTTCGATCTCGACAAGCTCCGCGACAAGACGGACATGGACTATCCTCTCGAATACGCCAAGCGTGGTCAACTCAAGGGAAAGGAGCCTGCCCCGGCTGTTACACATTACAGCAGCGGCACCGCCCCTTTTCACCGCCATGGCGCCAACACAGGACACTCGGGGAGTACACAGAACAAGAACTCATCGACAACCCTTGGCTCGACTGGTAACGGCACCGGACGAAACGGCGTCCAGTTCATCAATCTCGTCGCCGACAAGAGCGATCCCTTCGCGGGACACCTTCCGATTGATCGATTTCATGAGCTGGCTAGCTTTGGTTGTTCTTGGTGCAATAGCGACATTGATGTTGATACAGTTGGCGTCACTGTCGTAAACTACGACGATATCATACTCTGTTCGAACTGTTCAGTCGATTCGTCACAAAATCGTCTCATCGTGCCTGAATTGCCTACACTTCCTGAAGGTATCCAGTCCCTCCTTAACCATCTCTAACTCAGCAAGAAAGGTCTAAGTCGTGAAAGCTCCAATCAAACCCATGCCGGGATTCAAGTTTGGGTGTGACCCAGAATTGTTTGTTCTCAACACAGAAGGTCGTGTCGTCTCTGCACACGATCTGTTGCCTGGAACGAAGGATGAGCCCTTCAAGGTTCCTTACGGAGCTATCCAAGTCGACGGCACTGCCGCCGAGTTCAACATCGATCCAGTCGAGAACTTCGAAGACTTCGACCGTAACATCGTCGAGGTGATGAAAAGTCTGCTCTCTTTCCTTCCGAAAGGGTACAAGCTCTCTATCGTTCCTTCTGTCAAGTATGACATCGAGGAATGGGAGCGTATCCCTCCTTCTGCCAAGGTTCTCGGCTGCACCCCAGACTTCAACGGCTGGACGAATATGCAGAACCCATCGCCGAAACCTACCGGCGAACTCGAACGTGTCCGTACGGCAAGCGGCCATCTCCATATCGGCTGGACACAGGATATCGATCTTTCGAAGGATATCGATCATCTCAATCACTGCTCCGACCTTGTGAAGCAGCTCGACTGGTATCTGGGATACTGGTCTCTCTTGTCCGACAAAGACAACATCCGTCGTTCCCTGTACGGCCAGGCAGGGGCATGTCGTTACAAGAATTACGGTGTCGAATACCGTGTTCTGTCCAACTTCTGGTTGACGAGCAAATCTCTTCGTAGAGCTGTCTGGGATCGGATGAACCAAGCCATCTGGGATATGTCGGTTCTCTACTTGCCAGAGAAATATAGTAGTGATGCCAACAGCCTCCTCTGCAAGGCTATCAACTTTTCTCGCCGTAACCAGGATTTTGAGTACGGTCGGAATTATCCTTTGAAAACTATCACGAAGGAAGGCTAAGATGGCGAAGTATCCCAATTTCTACGAGTCTCTTCCTGAGGCTAATAAAAGGATCAAAGGCACCGTCATTCTCTACGACGGCCATCCTTACCACGTCCTGGCTGTTGCCAATCACATGGGTGACGACATCTTCAGGGTTTACATGGAACCTCTCTGTGACGGAAAAGATAGTGAGATGCGTTTCTTTCCTTTCGATGGCATCTCGAAAAACAGCGGAGACAATCCTTCCGTTGGACCTCTCTGTGACCAGTACCTTCAGACGAAACCTCATTCGAAGGTAATCAGGAAACAGATGAATTCCCCTCATTTCAACAAGTTCCGGCCATTTCCTCTCGGTTTTGTGAACATCGATGACCGTTGTGTCTATGTCGAAAGGGCTCCTACTCGTCGTACAGAGCAGGGTCTGAATAGTCAGAGTCTCTCACAGATTCCTGTCTGTCTCGGAGGGAATTCCTTTCGAGATCGTCAGGTTGGACTCTTGTCAAATGAGTTGGCAGACACTATATTGGGCAACTATCCTAGCATCGACGAAACGTTCGAAGCCTTGAATAATCCCGATATTGCCAATCGTGGCGTGGCTTTCGACAGGAAACTGGCCCTTATCCGAGGACCTATCGGAATGCTTTTCGTTGCATACAAGAGCGAGATCGTCGGCGTCTGTCCTCATGGTGACAAGACGATGTTGAAACTCGGAAACGACTTCAAGTATCTCACTGAAGTTATCGCAGCAACTGAATACTTTGGAAGGATTGTGTGATGGCTCATCCAGTTTTTATACCGGCACTGAAAGACAAAGTGTACGGCGAGGAAATCAGAAACCTGATGAGTAAAGGGAAGGTCTTCGGTGACATCGGTCTGGAGATCGAATGCGAAGGCAACAAGTTCTACAAGTCAGGCGCCAAGCTCGAACCGTACTGGTCTTACCACGAAGATCATTCTCTCCGTGGCAACGACAACGCCGAGTATGTCCTCTCTGCTCCTATCCCTTTCAACGAAGTGCCGGATGCTCTCAAACATCTCTGGACTCTGTTCAAGGATTACGGAACTGAATTGGATGAATCGAACAGGACTTCTGTCCACGTCCATCTCAACGTCGGTCTCTGGAATGTCAACCGTCTTGCGTCGTTTACGGCGATGTGGTTTGCTCTCGAAGAAATCCTAGCTGAATGGGCTGGCGATCATCGTGTCGGCAATCTCTTCTGTCTTCGTGCCAAGGATGCTCCGAACATCGTACAAACATTGAAGAGGTTTATCCAGCGTGACGGCGATGTCGCTCTCCATGACGGTCTCCATTACGCCGGACTGAACATTCAGGCTCTGGCAAAGTTTGGTTCTCTCGAAAACCGTTACCTTCGTGGTGCCACCGATCCTCAACTTATCCTTGATTGGGTGTCTATCAATCGTCGTCTCTACGAATTCTCTGAGCATTTTCCTGATCCTCGGGAAGTCTGCAACTCGTTCTCTTACGGCGGTCCTCTGTTTTTCATGAGGAATATCCTTGGAGATACTTATGACATCGTCCGTAACGGCATCGATTGGAAAGACGACCAAATCTCAGACTCCCTGTACGAAGGCATCAGAATGGCACAGGACATTTGTTTCTGTCGTGACTGGTCTGTTTTCGTTCCTGTAGTAACTCAAGACGATCCTTTTGGTCGTCCTAAGAAGAAGAAAAGCCTTTCGGGGCTGGCTCTGTCGAACTTCGAAGAAGCTGAATTTCAAGCTATCTTGTCTTCTACCGGACCTGTTTCGGCGCCTTCCCCACATCCTTATCCCCAGCCACCAATAGATAATTCTAACAACTTTTGGTTTGTTTCATCAAATGAATTCTCCGAAATGGTTCCAGACTACGATCCAGACGAGGATTAATCATGGTAATTAAAATTCTTCCTTACAAAACCGGAAGCAAGAGTGTCAAAGCTCTCTGCGAAGCCCTGGACGTCAAAGCCCTACGTCTTGTAAACTCTAAATGGAAGATCAAGAAGGATTCTGTTGTAATTAACTGGGGTTCATCTTCGTATGGGCCTTTGGTAGACAAACCTGTTCCAGAAAATACTTCTGTAACTATTTTGAACTCTCCTCTTGATGTCGCCTGTTGTGTCGACAAACTCAAATTCTTTCAACTCCTGAAAGATTTCACAGTCAGCTCTGAAATCGAAGACGACATAGTCCCTGAGTTCTGGACAGACAAGGAATACATTCCGGCAGGAGCTTATCCAATCGTCTGCCGGACAGTCCTCAACGGCCACTCAGGGGAAGGTATCGTCATAGCTGACACTCCTGACGATCTCGTCGATGCTCCCCTCTACGTACGGTATATGAAGAAGAAAAAAGAATTTCGTATCCACGTCGGCAAGACTTCTGACGGCACATTCGTAGTCATCGCAGAACAACAGAAGGTAGCAAAGAATGGAACAGAACCAACAGACTGGCGCATCCGATCCCACTCCAACGGTTTCGTTTTCCAACGCCAAGGAATTGATGTACCACTACATGTACGGTCTGCCGCTATGCGAGCTTTGGAAGCGACGGGCCTCGACTTTGGTGCAGTCGATTGTATCCTTACAACAGGAGGGAAAGCCTTTGTGTTGGAAATCAACACCGCTCCCGGACTAGAAGGTCAAACCGTGACCGACTACGCCAACTTTTTCAAGGAGTTTTTGTAATGCCTTGCTGTGATCCGACTGGACCCTACCCAGAAGATACTGTAGGACAATGTCCTCTTTGTGGTTGTGATGTCGATAAAGACGGTCACTCAACTGAAGAGATATGCCACTATTCTCCTCTTGCTTGTGTCAAATGTGGGGATCGCCCTTGCGATCTCAGTTGCTGAAAGGAATTATTTATCCAGTGCTACATCTGCGGACACGTCTTGTCCGGTGAACAAGTCTCTTACAACAACGAACACAAGGACTGGGACCCTTGTCCGACCTGTCTAATCGCAATCGCGGAGGTTTTCTCAGACCCTCTTGACGAGGATGAAGTCACCTATGCCCTTGAAAAAGAAGGTATCCTTGAAAAAGATGAGCAGCCTATCAATATTTACCTTGACAAGTCAGACTAAATATGGTATAATACTCGTACAGGTTGAGGAGAGGCTCGTTAAATGATTAAGACTACTCATCTACCATGTCCCCGCTGTCCCTCTCGTGATGCCTACAGTATTCAGAGCAACGGCTGGGGACGATGTTTTTCCTGTAAATGTAACATTCCACCAGATAAGGCTGACGATATGAGTCTGGCAGCCCCAGAAGTGACAACTGATAAACCTTTTACTCCTATGACATCTGTCTTCCGTCCTTTTCCTGAAAGAGGTTTTGTTGCTGAGACGGTGAAGCGTTATGGCATCGACGTAGGAAGCGAAGGAGCTAAGTATCTTGCGAAGTATCCCATCTTCGATATCGAGGGTAACCACATCGGTAACAAAATCCGTGGACCAAATAAACAGTTCTTGTACGAAGGGTCCGTCAAGGGAGCGGGTCTCTTCGGTCGTCAGGCATTCCCGCCGGGAGGTAAGTATATCACTGTCGTAGAGGGTCAGGACGACGCAGCAGCGGCTTATCAGATGATGGGCAGTAAGTGGCCTGTCGTATCCGTACACAGCTCCTCTACGGCTGTACAAGACGTAAAACGAGACTTCGAATATCTCAATTCCTTCGACAACATCGTCTTCTGTTTCGACAACGACGAACCCGGTAAGAAGGCTCTGAAGGATGTCTGCAACGTCGGTTTTGAAATCGGCAAGATCAAGACTCTCTCGTTGCGTAAGTACAACGATCCCAACGATTACCTTCGGAACAAAGAGGGCGATGGGTTTGTACGAGAATGGTGGCAGGCTCCTAGCTATCGACCAGACGGTCTTAAAATGGGCCGTGACATGGCCGATGAGATTCTTAATCGTCCTAAACATTTCAGTGTACCCTATCCGTGGCAGGGACTGAACAAGATGACGTATGGGATGCGGCTGTCAGAGGCCGTACTTCTTATGGCAGACACCGGCGTAGGTAAGACATCCGTACTAAAGGAGATTGAGTATTGTCTGCTGATGAATCCTGACATCATCAAGGAAGGATACGGAGTTGGATTTCTACACCTGGAAGAACCTAACCACGACACTGCTCTTGGACTCCTTAGCATTCACGACAGCAAGCCGTACCACCTACCTGACACTCCATTTACTCCAGAAGATATCATAAAGGCTCATGGGGAGGTCCTAGACCATAACCGTGCTATCTTCTACGATCATTTCGGTAGCAATGATATTGACGAAATCCTCAACAAGATTCGCCACATGGTTGCCCTCGGGTGTAAGTACATCGTCATCGATCACTTGTCCATAATCGTGTCAGATCAGTCTGGAGATGAAAGGAAGCAGCTCGACGAGATCAGTACGAAGCTGAAGACTATGACGATGGAGTTGAACATTGCTGTACTTTGCGTCATTCATACAAACAGGACTGGCCAGGCGCGTGGTTCGGCGGGCCCGGAGAAAGTTGCAAACATTCATATGTCTTTGTATCGGGACAAGAAAGCCAAGGAGGCGTGGCGACGGAACATTACAGTTGTTACTGTTGAAAAGAACAGGTTTTGTGGCCGTACGGGACCATGCCTGTGGCTTGAGTACAACCCGGAGACAAATCGCCTTACAGAACTGACACAGGAACTGATCGACATCTACGAAGAAGGAGGAACTGCCCATGAAAGTGACCAGCCCTGGGCGTAAATGGTATATCAATATCAACAAGAATTTGATACGGAGTAACATCCTTGCAGAAAATCCTGAACCTCCTATCACGATACGTCATGGCAAGTACGGAAAATCTAGGGCCTGTATGGGTGTTTGGATTCCTGACGGGAGTCGGATCATCTATACTCCTAATAGTACTATTTTGGCTTGTGGGGCGCGTCTTGTAATAGAGTGTCCTACAGAACCTAAAGAGGATTATCTTGATGGCTCTTAAGTATCTGACAGCCGACCTGTCGAAGCTTTGGAGTGTCGACATCGAAGGCGATCTCATACCAAGCACGGTTATCTGGTGCCTCTGTGCAGTCAAGCTTGATACAAAGGAAGAGGTACGTCTTCGTACTTCGAAGGATATAAGGGAGTGGATCGATGCCCGTAAGAAAGAAGGTTGTCGGTTCGTTGGCCACAACATTATTGGATATGACGCCCCTACTCTTAATCGTCTTCTGGGCACCTCTCTCACTATTGCTGACTTGGTTGACACTCTTGTCATGTCGATGGTGTATAATCCTTCCCTTCCTGACGGCCATTCTCTGGGCGCTTGGGGTCTTCGTATTAAACATCCGAAGGGAGATCACTCTGACTTCTCGAAGTGGTCTCAAGAACAGGAAGACTATTGCCTGAACGACGCCATCCTCTGTATGAAGGTCTATATGGCTTTGCTGCATCGGTGTATCAAGGCGGGGCTGACCGATACAGGTCTTGAGATTGAACATCGGTCGTGGCAACTGATACAACAACAACAGAAGAATGGCTTCGCCTTTAACTATCCAGAGGCCATGGTGTTGTACTCCAAAGTTAGAGGAATAGAAAATGACATCGCTGGACGAGTCCACACAATATGGCCCGCTAAACTTCTTTTCATACGAAAATATGCAAAGGCATATAAAAAGGATGGAAGCTATACAAAAGACTATCTCCGACATATCGAGCAGTATCCTCAAGTCACAATCTCCAACGACGGAGGATACAACGTCTTTGATTACGTGTCTTTCAATATTGGAAGCCCAGATCAAAGATTGGAAAAGCTGCTTGCTCTCGGTTGGGTCAACGAAAAAGACGAAGTTACTAAGACTGGGAGACCTCAACCAGTTGTCAAGGGAAAGCTGGCACCTTCGCTCCAAAGGTTTGTCGACAGTACAGACAACCCCGGAGTAAAGTTGATTGCGGAGTGGTTGGATTACAACGCCCGTGGCAACATGATTAACACTTGGATGGAAGCGTACAACCATGACACCGGATGTATTCATGGCTCTTTGTGGCTTGCTAATACTCTTCGTTATAAACATTCTGCTCCTAATACTGCCAATATCCCTGCAGTTCGTATCAAGAAAGTCGACGGCAAAGAGGTTGTCCGGTATGGTGAGGACGGCGTATTCACTTATGAAGCCCGTGATCTATGGGTCACTCGTGATCCTGTACGTCGCCGTCTTGTGGGTGTCGATGCTAAAGGTATCCAACTACGTGTTCTCTCTAATTATCTGAACAACAAGGAGTTCACTGATGCAGTCCTCGGAGGCGACCCTCACAGTTACAACCAAGAGGTTGGAGGTTTTTCAACAAGAGCTATCGCGAAAACTTTCATCTTAATTTAGGATGACTTGGGAGAAATCCCTCGATTAAAACCACGTGAATTGCTGGAAACTCTCTCTGAGACAATCAGCAGCCAAGCTAAGGGAAAAGAATTGTTTTGCAAGAAATGTAATACTGAGTCTGAAGATTTTAGATCACATCGTAAAGTTTGTAGACCTTGCGAGCGTGTTAAATCTAGGGCGAACGCGTTTAAATATGCTCGCGGTATTACATACGAAGAACGAGATGCTCTTCTAGAAAAACAAGGCGGGAAATGTGCCGCCTGTGGAACGAGCAATTCTAGGTCAGTTAAAGGCTGGCACGTCGATCATCGTCATAGTGACGGCTTGATTAGATCGGTTCTTTGTGCGACTTGCAACATCGCTCTTGGTCAAGTGAGCGACTCTATCGAAAGATTAGAGCATTTGATTGAGTACCTTAGAAGGTTCAACGACTAGGCGAAAGCCGTACAGCCAAGAGGCTGGAAGTGCGTGGCCCCGGACACGGGTGAAGATATAGTCTGGTCTGCATGGCGACATGCAGCAGTTCCACAAGCTCCCGTGGAACGGGCTGAGATTAACGACCTCAGTTGAACATAACGATGCATTCCTTTTGGGAGCAGGAGATGCAAAAGTCGGACAAATCATTGGGGATTCAGCAAGAGCTGGCAAAGAAGTTAAAGCTCGCTTTGTCTCGGGCTTCCCTGGACTTGGACATCTACTTGATGACCTTGCACGACAGGTGGATCGAACTGGAAGGATTAAGCTTTGTGACGGGACTCCCGTTATCGTCGACCGACCACACACGCGCCTTGGCTACCTCCTGCAAGGAGACGAGTCAAGGATCATGAAGAAAGCCGCCATCATCCTCAACTCCCTCGTACGGAAAGCCGGACTAGATGTCTTGAAGGTTGGTGACATCCATGACGAGTTTCAATTCGATGTCTTAAAGGAACACGTAGATGCTTTTATTGATCTGTGTCGCACTGCTTTCCGCCTTGCTGGGGAGTTTTTTAACTACAATCTACCAATCGAATGTTCGGCAAAAGTAGGACTTACCTGGGCGAGTACCCACTGATGAATGGCATGCCCGGTGGCTTTTTAGAGAAGGGTTCGAAGCAGGGTTGTCTGCAGTCGATGATACTTTTTATACCGGGGCATAAATAAATCTCTCTTCGTGTACGATTTTACTTGACTTTGTGCGCGTTTTGTGGTATAATAATTGTAGAGAGTAAGACGTTTTATTCTATTTGAAAGGATACTTTTTGATGCCAACTACTACGATTCACACCTTCCGTGGCAAGACTAGCTTTGCTAAAGTCCTCCCTGACCAGCTCTCTCTGAACTACAGCAAGGATGGCAAGGAGTGGAAGGTTGATCTGGAGATCGATGAAGCTACTGTGAAGGAAGCCAAGAAGCTGAAGATCGGCGACAAGATTCGCCGAGGAGAGCCGTACGAGAAGGACGGTGTTGAAAAACCTGCCTACCTCGATGGCCGACCTTATCTGACTTTTCGTCAAGCTGAACTTCGTCGTGACGGAAGCCCTAACAATCCCATCGAGATCAAGGATATCCTAGGCAAGCCTTGGGATTATACAAAGGAGATTGGCAACGGCAGCGTAGTCGATCTTAAGTTCGCCGTCGTAGACAACGGCCCCGGCAAGAAGAAGGGCATCTATCCCCGAGCCATCCGTGTCCTCGAACTGGTTGAGTTCAAGCGTCAGACCTTTACTGACATCGATGAAAGCGATCCGTACTATCAGGCTGCCTTGAAGGCACAGGAAGACTTAAAGGCTGCGGCTCCCGAGAAGACTACCTTCGAACAGGACTTCGGTCTTGACGAACTGGATGACAATCTCGAAGACGTGATGTAAGAGATACTAACCCAAGGGTTAGCAGATAGCGGTACATCTGTACAGACAGGGAAGACTGTTCTGTTGTATCGAAGAGGCCATACTAGTAAGACCCCAGTCGGTGAAAGGCCGACACCCTCTCTTCAAACGAAGTGAGAATGTTTGAAAGGATTTGTGAATGGAACGATTTAATCTGAGCTTTCGTCGTAAGGGTTACTTCTATATGGAAGGCGAAGTTTCCGTAGACCTTGAAACAGACGGCCCGGCTTTGCTAAAAGACGTCATCGACAAGGCTCATACAAAGAAGTTTACTCGTTTCATTCCCAAAGATATACAATACTTCGATGACGAATGGGTATTTGGTAGGACAGGTCCGGGTTCAAACCCTCCTTCTCCTACAGAAGTAAAGGAAGAAGCTGTTGACGAAATCGCTTGAAGACCTCCCAGCCGACATTTATTCCCTATTTGATCCTGACAACCACGTCGTAGCAACTGAAGAACACCTCGAAACTCTCTGTACGAACCTCAAGAAGACTCTCCGAGATCGTCTTGCTAAGCAAGAGAAAAGAGAGGGCAGTCTCCGTTTCTCTTCCCTGGGTTGGCCCGATAGGAAACTCTGGTTGGCTTCTCGTCAGACAGAGGGGGAAGAGATGGATGGCAAACTCCTCTTCAAGTTCTTGTACGGACACGTCATCGAAGAGCTTATCCTTTACCTGGCCAAAGAGGCAGGACATACCGTCTCTGATGAGCAGAGAGAAGTCGAAGTCCTAGGAGTCAAAGGACACATCGATGCCATCATTGACGGCGTGGTAGTAGATGTCAAGAGTGCTTCTCCTTTCGGCTACAAAAAGTTTAAAGATGGTTCAGTCGTTGATGACGATCCCTTCGGATACATCCAGCAAATTTCAGGATACTCCAATGTTCTTACTCCAGACCAAGGCCCGGCCTTCATTGCATTCGATAAAGTTGCTGGCGACATTTGTGTGTCTCCTGTCTCTGTCTCGATTGCCTCGTGTCATAAACCGGAAGATAGAATATCACATCTCCAAGAAGTTCTAGCTTCTGATACCATTCCTGAACAATGCTATCCTTTCGTACCAGAAGGTAAGAGCGGTAACATGAAACTGGCTACAGGCTGTTCCTACTGTCCCTACAAGTTCAACTGCTTCCCTGACGTACAAGGCTACGCTTATTCTACTGGACCTGTTTACCTAACCAAGGTAGTTCGTGAACCAAATGTCTATAGGTTTCTGTGAGCAGAGCCTCCCATCTTCGTACAAAGTTTGGCATCACTGTCGAACAGTACGACCAGCTACTGGCTGACCAAGGTGGAGGTTGCTTCATCTGTGGTAAGACACCCGAGCAAGAGGGTAAAAATCTTGCAGTAGATCACGACCACGTAACAGGAGAAATCAGGGGCATCCTCTGCGCCTATCATAACCATAGAGTTATAGGTCGTCATCGAGACGGAGACCTACTGAGGAAGATGGCAGAGTATGTCGACAGGCACACCGGACTATTTATTCCATCTCCTGTACGTCGCCGCAAAAGAAAGAAGAAGGTTGTTAAAACTAACACTAGCGGCATTGATGTGTCTTAAGAACGTAATATATTCTGAAGCCAGAGGAGAGCCTGATGAAGGAAAACAAGCTGTCGCTCACGTCATTACTAACCGATCTACAAGAGAAAATAGAGATATATGCAGAGTGGCCAACTCATCTCAATTCACCAGAACGAAGTCTCCTCTCAGTTTTAGATTCTCTTATAGAAATACTGACCCTTCTAGTGGAGCTACATACTTCCGAAACTACCCCGGTAGATGGAGAAACCTCTTGTTTGTAAAGCAGATAGGCCACCATTACTTCTACAAAGAAAGGGTCTCTGATGGCCGGACTTAAGGAGCAAAGCTCCACACCTAAGATTCTCGCCTTGGACATTGAAACTAAACCAGCAATTGTCTATGCCTGGAAACTCTTCGATGTCAATGTCTCAGTTAATCAGATCGTAGATGTATCCCGTATCATCTGTGTAGCTGCCTCTTGGGTAGGAAAAGACGAGGTTTATTTCTTCGCTGACTGGCTGCCCGGTGGTCGTACAGAGATGTTAAGGGGTATCTACAACTTGATGTCTGAAGCCGACGCCGTCGTGACATACAACGGAGATAAGTTTGATCTTACAAAACTGAGAGGAGAGTTTCTCCTTGAAGGCTTTCCTCCTCTGCCTCCTCTGACTTCAATCGATCTGTACAAGACAGTGAAGAAGTTGGGGTTCCAGAGCGGCAAGCTTGAATTCATCGGACCGTTCCTTGGTCTTGGTGATAAGGTAAAGCACGAAGGCTTCTCTCTCTGGACCAAGGTTATGGAAGGAGACAAGGAAGCCCAGTTGAGGATGCAAAACTACTGCATCGGTGACGTCCGCCTAACTGTAAAACTCTACCTCTTCCTTCGACCATACATCACCAATCATCCTCATATGGGAGAGGAGGCTCACGCCTGCGGTGCCTGTGGTTCCAACAAAGTACAAAGTCGTGGCTATCGTCGTACAAAGACATTCAAAATTCAACGTCTTCATTGTCAGTCGTGTGGTTCTTGGCAAGACGGCAAACGTAGTAAAGTATAAGGTGTAATGTGTATCATGAATGAAGAAATCTTGCCTGAGGTTGTTAAAGAAGCTATCGCCGACAGGTACGAAGGATGGGAGCTAGTCGAACTCCTTGACCTTTCTGTACGAGACATCATCTATTATTTCGAGGAAGACATCCTCGATAAACTTGACGACATCAAAGAGGATTTGAGGATTGAAGATTCAATTGACGACGAAACACGAGAACCCTTTTAAAGAAATGCATTTTGTTGACCCATCCAAGTTCTATTTCTGGCTTGGTTCAGATCAAGAGGTTTACTACCATGCAGACGGAACAGATACACCAATCTCTGGTACAACAGAAGGTGAAGAATAATGGCGTACAAAGCAAAGCCGTCGGGCCCGGGACCGAGAAGCGCCAGCCCTATCTTTCAGAACCAAACTCCTACAACGGACCCAAGCTCCTCGGGAGTGAAGAAAGAGACCCTAACGGAATCGATCCCAAGTCCAGTGGAGCCAAACTTGATGCAGGAAAGCCCTGCCTCTGGCGAGGGGTCGTTGACTACTTCCCCGGAGCATTGCGGGCGGTTGCTACTGTTTCAACTTTTGGAGCAACTAAATATTCCTGGAAGGGATGGTCCACAGTACCCGAAGGGTTTGAACGATATAGTGATGCGATGGTTCGCCACCTTGTCGCCGAATCAGCGGAAAGTCCTTGGGATAATGATTCGGGAATCCTTCACGCAGCTCATGTCGCCTGGGGAGCCCTCGCGCGTCTAGAGTTTCTCCTCCGCGAAAAGAACCTGCATATCTCTGACGAACCTTGGAAATAATCATGACAGAAGAACGTTGGTGTGAAACTTGTGGTAAGACTACCGAGCTAGACGAGTATATCGAAACAGGAGGAGATTGTTTTTCTTGTGCGCAATGGTGGAAAGATCATGATCCTGATAGTTTACTAGACGGAGATGATTGATGGAACAAACACCCTCATGCATCTCTGTGTACGACGGAGAGTACTTTGACTTTCTTGACCCTGACTCTTCGGTGTATACTGTTGCTACCATTGCTCATGCTCTATCTAATCTGTGTAGGTATACTGGTCATGTCAATCGTTTCTATTCTGTTGCTGAGCATTCTGTCCTTGTTTCTCTGGCGGTGCCGAAGAAGTTCGCTATCGAAGGTCTCTTCCATGACGCCGCCGAGGCTTTTCTTGGGGACGTTTCCTCACCTCTGAAGAAGCTCCTTCCAGAATACCGAGCACTAGAAGATGCAGTCATCACAAGTATTGCAAAGAAGTTCAACCTCTCTCCGTGGAAATTGCACTCTAAAGAGGTTCATGAAGCTGACAAGAGGATGTACCACGCAGAACGACAAGAAATCGCCCCAGGAAAAGACAACCTTTGGCATACCAACTTGAGAGCTGCTCGTACAGTAAAGCCTGTGGGTTTTTCTCCTGAGGTCGCAAAGCAACTATTCCTTGATCGATATAATGAGTTGACAGAAAGCCGTACAGATGAACGGAATGAATACGTACGAGGACAAGGATCGTCGCAGAGTGAGGCGGCTATGGAAAAACAAGGACAAGAGATTCCCCAAGCTGTCTAAAGAACAACAGGTATACAGACAATCAATAAAGGATGATTTCATTGACGATTAAATTTCCTGAACTACCTAATCCCTTTCCTTCTGACTATGAGAAGTTTATCGCAGTATCCCGATACGTGAAGTGGATCGAAGAGAAAGGCCGAAGAGAAACCTGGCCAGAAACTGTCAGCCGTCTGATTAACTACTACGTCAGTCGTGTCCCTCAGTTCGAAGAAGTAGCGGAAGAAGTTTACAAAGCTATCCATGACCTCTCTGTCGTACCAAGCATGAGGGCTTTGGCTACAGCCGGGCCTGCTATGGATCGTAACGACATCTGTGCCTACAACTGTTGCTACGCCCCTGTAGACAATCCTCGTGTGTTCGATGAAATCCTTTATATCCTTATGTGCGGCACTGGTGTCGGCTATTCAGTAGAGAAAATGTATGTCCACAAACTCCCAACAGTCTCAGAAACCTTCGAGGAAACCTCTAGCGTCATACATGTTGCAGATTCAAAGGAAGGTTGGGCACGAGCCCTCAGAGAACTCATCGCCCTTTTGTATGCAGGTCAGCTTCCCAAATGGGACGTCAGTCGAGTACGAGGTGCAGGCGAAAGACTTAGGACCTTTGGTGGCCGTGCTAGCGGACCCGAACCTCTGGTTGACCTTTTTGGATTCACTGTCCGCCTCTTTCGTGGTGCAGCCGGACGGCAACTCAGTTCACTAGAATGCCATGACTTGATGTGCAAGATCGCCGATGTAGTAGTCGTAGGTGGTGTACGTCGATCAGCTCTTATCAGTCTTAGTGATGCCGATGACGAACGTCTTCGTACGGCAAAGACAGGAGCTTGGTGGGTCGATGCAGGGCATCGTGCCCTTGCTAACAACAGCGCAGTCTATACAACTAAGAAACCTGACGTCGGTTTCTTTATGAAGGAATGGAAAGCTCTCTATGATAGCAAGTCAGGCGAGAGAGGGTTCTTTTCCAGGTACGCAGCTAAGAGAATAGCTGGACGCAATGGTCGTCGAAACATCGACCATGAGTTCGGTTGCAACCCCTGTTCCGAGATATTGCTTCGCCCATACCAGATGTGCAACCTGTCCGAACTGGTTGTACGACCTGACGATACATGGAAGACTCTAGAGAATAAAGTAAGACTTGCTACAATCCTTGGCACTGTCCAGAGTACCTTTACAAACTTCAAGTATATCCGTAAAATTTGGGCAGATAACTGTAACGAAGAAAGGCTCCTCGGTGTATCCCTTACTGGTGTTCTTGATAACCCTAGTCTTATCCTTGATCCTAGTCTTCTTGAACACTTGCGTAACGTTGCAGTCGAAACCAATAAAGATTGGGCTGCCAAGCTGGGTATTCCCCAGAGTACTGCTGTGTCTTGCGTGGACTGAAAGTTTAGCGCAATTAAAACTAGGTGAATTGCTGGGAAACCTAAGGGGTAAAACCTATGGTAATCAGCAGCTAAGCCCGAAAGGGAAAGTTCAGAGACTATTACGTACACCCAAGTGGGTGGAAGCGCCTAGCTCCCTTGTAAAGGGATGATGATATAGTCCGATCTCTTTAGAAATATGGAGCAGTTTGTGTACTCTCTTTATCGAATAATAAATAATCAATCCAAGTCTTCTTACATAGGTATGACGAATAAGTCCATTAGCCGAAGGTTTTACCAGCACCTATATGCTGCAAAAACCGGTAAGAAAACTAAACTGTATGACGCTATTAGATCATACGGGGCGGATTGTTTTTCTATTATTCTTCTTAAAGAATTTGATACACGGCAAGAATGTTGTAATGCTGAAATTGACTTGATAGCAAAAGAAGATTTCCTTTACAATCTTGCTGCCGGAGGCGACGGAGGATTTGTAATCCAAGACGTCGAAAGTTGGAAAGAGAAACTTAGGGAAAAGAGAAAAGGAAGAACTCCCGCTCTCGGTATGAAACATACAGACGATAATAAAAAGTTCTTTAGTGAGTGCAATAAAAGAAAAACTCTTCTGTATGACTACGACCTTCCTTCTTCTTTTAAAGAAGCAAACCAACTTTATGGTATTAGTAAAACACACTACTACCGTCTGGTAAAACGGAGAAAGATTAACGACCTTTCTTGAACACTATGTAAACCAAGTGGCACGGTGTCTCAACTCGTGGATAGCTCTAGTGGTCTTCATGCTCGTCATTCTGACTACTATCTACGTACAGTAAGGGCAGACAACAAAGACCCGATGACAACCTTCCTTAAGGAAGCAGGAGTATACTATGAACCGTGTGCGTACAAGCCGGATAGCACTACGATCTTTTACTTCGCTAAAAAGTCTCCCGCAGCTAGCGTTAAGCGTGAGCAAATATCGGCTACTGGAAGTCTTGAAGTCTGGGACACCCTCCAACGTCATTGGTGCGAACATAAGCCCTCCGCAACCGTCTACGTAAAAGAAGGAGAGTGGCTGGAAGTAGGAGCTTGGGTGTACGAAAACTTCGAGAATCTTTCAGGAGTATCCTTTCTTCCTTATGACGGCGGGACATACAAGCAGGCTCCGTACCAGGAGTTGAGTGAAGAAGACTGGAATGCTTGGGTTGAAGCCCATCCTATGCCAGTGATTAATTGGGACGATCTTTCCTTCTACGAGAAGGTGGATAGCACGACTGGTAGTCAAGAGCTGTCTTGTTTTGCCGGTCAGTGTGATATTGTATCGATTGGAAACCCTGATGACTGAAGATGAATATACTTACCCGATGGCAGACGAGAGTGAAATCTTTGCTACCATTCCTCTCAATGAGTTGCAGGAATTGATTGAAGACTCTGCCTTCCTGCAGGCTCTTCATATCTCAGGAGTCGATGACTGGGAATGGTATGAAGACACCCTAGAGACATTCCAAAAGGAGCATAAATATGGGAATTCTTTCTTTTCTATCTCCGATCCAAAGTAACCTGACGGCTATTCTAGGGGGAGCGCTTGCGCTCTCTCTGGTTGGCAACGGAGCTCTTCTCTGGTACGGAACACATGAAGCCAAGGTAGCTACAAGCTACGTCGTTACAACCAAAGCTGTCGACAAAGCAGCTACTGTTCATAAGACTATCACGGAGAACCGAGATGCAACAGCGGTACAAACTGTTCAAGCTGACACTACTGGCACCATTGCTTCTGACATTGCCAGCCTGCGGAGCAAGAGTCGGATCATCTATCTGCCCCAGCCTGCCCCCAGCTCCCAAGGTTCTGACAGCTCCAGTACAGGAACCGTCGTTCCAGCCACAAGCGGCAGTGCCCAACCCGACCAACCTCTTGCCAGCGGGTCCGACCAACTCGTCCCGTTGACTCAACAGGAAGAAACGGATAGGGAGATTTGTGTTACCAACACCGATCTCGTAAAGGGGTGGCAAGCCTATTATCAATCTCTGATAACTATACAGAAGGAAGAATCAGTTGGTACAACTAGCCCAACAGGTAACTGATGCAGCTATTGCTGTACGAAAGAAGTGGCTCGTCCCTGCCTCTGTAACTCTAGCCCAGTTTGGTCTGGAGAGTGCATGGGGCAAGAAGGTCACCGGGAAGTTTAACTTCTTTGGTAACAAGTGGGACGGTCAAGGTTCGTACACAGAAGTTCCTACTCACGAATACATCAATGGCAGGTACGTCTTAACTACTGCTAAGTTCAAGGACTTCTCTGGGTACGAAGATGCCTTTGATTTCCACGGTCAACTCCTGGCCACCCGCCCTGCCTACCACAACGCCATGGCACTGGTAGATCATCCAGAAGCTTTTGCTCACGCACTCACTGGTGTCTACGCAACTGATCCTCTCTACGGAGATAAGTTGGTAGAGATTATGAGAGGCTCTGGGCTGGAGAAGTACGACGTATGAAAGCGACAGACATCCTGGAATCTCTAAACGAGATCGTATTATGTTTCGTAAACAAGTGGTGGCGACCTGTGGGATACGCAACGGTGATAGGAGCGATGGCGGCAAACACCATCCTCATTCCTATCCTGACCAAGACTGGAGTTTCCCTGAGGGAACTTTCGGCATTGATCTTAGCATTTGCCCCACTAGCCGCCTTGCGTACGTACGAGAAGATGAAGGACCCGAATGACCCTCTAGGTCAAGAGCCTAAGGACCCTGCACAGTCAGACGCCAATGCGAACTGATTAGACAAAAAGAAACCCTCCCCGGCTTAATTGCTGAGGAGGGCTTTTTTATGATATGATTAGTGTGCAAGCTTGAAGTATTCAATCACTGTATAGACACCACCAATGATTGAAGTACCAAGTATTGCTGTAATAAGAGAGAGAGCCCCTAGACCTTTATGCTTGAACGCAAGGAGGGCGTCTAGCTTTTCCTTGATGTCTTCGTTCTGGGCGGAAAGATGTTCCACTTTAGTTTCTAGTATAGCTAGTCTCTCTGGCAAAGTTAGATAGGTCTCGCTCATTAACGGGCTTTCTTGTCTGGTATGAACTGATGGTCAGGAACAAAACCTTGAGAGACTGCCGGTGCTGTGGCATCAAGCACCTCGTCACGGGCATTTTTTCTTTGAGCGTCGAGTACCTCTTTCAGCCTTGCTATCTTATCTATATCCGACATACTCTGATACTCTGGAGATTGAATCTCTTGAGCAAAGTCACGACGGAAATAATCACCTGACTTTTCTTGGTACGACCTAAGCTGCTCTGGCGTAAACGTAACCTTATGGGAGACGTCGTCGTCATCGTACGCAGTGTAAGTCTTACTTTCAGGAAGCACCATCTTCTTGTTAGCCAACGTCGAAAGACGGTTGACTTCTTGAATAGCCGGGTCCTGTTCGACAGGCTGTATCTTGAAAGGTCCTGAGCGAGAAGGCATAGGACGACCGTAGACGTCAAGACGTGCAGGCAGAGAACCTGCCTCCCAAGGGAGAATAGCCTTGACTTTGTTGACAGTCTCCTGTGCCCCAGACTTGTCGAGAGTGTCCGTTACGTACGGAACTTCCTTATTCGTCTCTTCTCTGAGAGCTGCGTTGTACGGAACCAACTGACTAGGAATGCTAGTAAGGTAAGACCTCATCTTGTACTCTCCGCCCTGCTTGTCCAGAGGGGCAAGGAAAGGCGTCAAGTCTTTGATCGTACTCTCGTCGAGAACAGTCTTTAGCATACTAGAGAAGGCAGCCTTGACCTTACCGGTGTAGCCGTCTTGATCTTTAGTTGCTTTCAGCTCGTCACGGGCGTTAGCCAAGAGGAGAGCGTTGTCTGCTACTGCCGACATACCCTTGATGGTGTAGTAGTTATCCCCGATCTTTATCGAGTTAGCAGGAGCGCCATTGACAGGGTTACTGCCGTTGATGACTCCGTCTTGTACGATGTATTGCATAAGCAGTCCGGTCAGACCTGCAGCAACTGCCATACGGGCAGCAGCTTTTTGTCCTTCTAGACCCCCCTTAGCCAACCCGATTTGGTTGTACCTATCGAGAGGAGCAAGAGGTCCCCACCGGATACCAGCCCTCATGACGCCATCGACGATACCGTTGAACGGAGCAATGAATGCAGACACACCCGGAACAGGTTGTGTAATCATACGGCCAGAGCCATCCTTGGTAGGATAGCGGATACCTTGTTCTATACCGTTGGCTGCACCAGCCACGAGCCTACCCATAGGTCCCATAGGATCACGGAAGGTATCGATCTTGGTTTGCTTATCTACCTCTGCGAGCATCTCAGGGGTGGGATTGTTACGTGCATCTGACATCTTTTGCCAGAGGTCGACAGGATCAGCAAGAGAAGCTCCACGATCTCGGGCATACTTGGCTGCCTGATCCCATAGATAACTCGTACCAAAGATGTCTTTGACGAACTCTCCTGTTGAATGAAGAAGATTGAGAGGTGCCGAAAGGAGAGCATCTGCGGTGTTGTAGACAGGCCTTTTCATGAACGTAGAGTTCATCAGATCGTTCTTCAACATACCGAGAGGAGCAGACCCCGATCCTTCATCAGAGAACAGACCCGGAACTCTCTTCTGTAGGGCATTGACGAAGCCGTCTGCATATCCCAGACCACGAGCAGCCATCTGTGTGGCGTAGACCCTTTCCGCTCCTGGTACTAGCCGGAGAGGTTGCCCTGCCGTGGCAGCAAGAGAGTCAGAGATAAAGTTCAGACCATTCTGTGCAATCATACCTCCATATATTTTGACATGGTTGGCGAGATTCGACACAAGACCTGAGATGTATCCCTTACGGAAGAGATCGACAATGCCAGGGTCTTTGCTAGCTGAAGCGGCAAGGATTTTACCGACACTGTCTGGATTGTTGACACCCAGTTTATTGATCTCTTCCTGTACGTCCTTGTTAGAGATTCCGTTATCGAAGTCTCCTGTTTTACCGCCGGTGGCGAGACGACCTTGCTGATCGATCTGACGTTGACGAGCCCTGAAGGCAGAACCTTGTCCATATGCACTGTCGTCTGCGAGGTTGAACATAGCCCGAGTGGCGTTACGTTCGTCTTCAGTAAGTCCTTCAAAACCTACACGAGAAAGTTTCTGAGCCATGGCATAGGTTTGAATACGTACAGCTTCAGACCAAGGAGCTAACTCACGGGGATTACGAGGGCCATCGAAGAGAGAGTAACTGTGGTCGTCGTTGTTGTGGTCGTTGAGATAACTCTTAGTCTTCTCGTTGAGTTCATCGAAGCCGTCTTTGTCTTTAGCTGCCGTAGTACGAGCCCATTCGTCATAGGCGTTACGAAGATCGGGATCGTCAGAGACTTTATCTTTGTTGATTGATCCTGCAAACTGGTCGTCTACCCTCATATGCGGAGGAGCAGGCTGAGGTTCTCCGTCAGGACCTACTTCAGTCCCAGTTCCGTTACCTCCATTACCGTTGCCGTTGCCATTACCGCCACCGCTTAATCCTGTTTCTTCATACGGTTCGTGGATGACATTGGCAGGACCAACTGCCGTACCAGTAGGCTGTTTTGTATTGTTATTTACAGAAATGACAGGAGGAGACTGCGGCTCTTCCGTGCCAACAGTTGGTTCAGGAGCCGTAGCAGGTTGACCACGGTCACGAAGAGCTTGAGCATTTAATTTTACTGTACGATCAGGATTAGCTCCTGAGATACGGAGTCCTTCAATGGTGTCGACGTCGGGGTGAGCGGCGGCGAGTTGCTTACCAAGGTTGAGAGTTTCACCTACACCGAGCTTGACAGGATTAGTCTTGTCGCCGATGTCGATGGAATGTATGGTGTTGCCTTCGACGTCATAAGAACCTTTGACGACCTTGCCGTCTGGCGTCTCGTACGTAAAGGAGTGGCTTGGCCTGCCCGGATCAGGGTTAGGCGTACTAACAAAACCGGGTTGTTTGATATCTTTCTGACGAAAACGATTAAGATCAGTAGATGTCGTAAGAGGGTCACCATTAGAATCAGTGAGTTGTTCTCTTGCTCCAGATACTCTTTTACCCGAAAAAGTATTGGCATCAGGATATTGAGCAGCCACAGATTTCAAGAAATCTCTTTGTTCAGGAAGAGTCCAAGATTGTTTATCTTCTGGTCGAGCCCAAGGATTTCCTACAGAGACATCTTCGATATCACCATCTTTATTGACACTGAAGTATCCTGAGATTTTAGAACCGTCATCTTTAGTATAGTCGAAGTGATGGACATTACCTCCGTCTTCAGGAGGATAAAAAGTTGTATTGTTGTGTATGACTCTGTTGTCTGTGCCTTGCATCGCAGGACTAGTGACTGCATCACCACCCGGCAATTTACTTTCAATCACGCCTTGAGTTTCAGGAGTAACTGTATGATTTTCTTTGGTAAGGGGATGGGCAAGAACCGATCCTGTGGGAGCACCAGTGTCAGGGTCAACGTAAGCCCTACCGGCAGAAGTTACCTCACCCGTATCAGGATCACGGACGTTGACGGGGTGGTAACTGCCAGTCTCATCAGTCTCGCTGATAGGATCGACATGGGTCGTATTTACCGTAGGCTTGACAGGAGGCTGAACCTCAGGACGTTTACCTGACAGCTCGTCAGGATTGTAGTTGACGTGATCGTCTGTAGTGTCAGCCTTGAACGTAGGATTTTTGTTCCAGCCTTGAGCATGAGCCTTGACATTTAGATCGACTGTCGTACGATCAAGATTAGGATGAGCCGACAGGATTTCATCAGTCGTTGCGCCACGCTTAATCATGTCCGTAATACTGGCCTGACGAGCAGGAGTAAGATACGGTTCAGGAATATGCATAGCTTCGAGTCCAAGACCGGGAAGAACATCCATAACATTCTGTCCAAGCTCAGACGGATGACCAGTAATGGCACGCCCAATAATATTAGCAGTATCAACAGCTCCAGTCTGTAGCCTATTGACAATTTGAGTGATAGGATCAATTACAAAATCAGTGACTGGACGAGTAAACAAAGCATTAAGTATAGGTTTCTGATCTGGCGCGAGACCGAAGGGATCGCCACTCTCAGGACGAAGATTAGTCGTATCTGCCATAAAATCGAAACGACCTGCAGTAGCAGGATCAGGAACCATAGACGGCGTCTGAGAAAACTGTTGTTGGCCTTTCAAAGACCAGGCCGGAACAGTTACCTTTTGACCGCTGTCCATAAAAGTTACAGGAGTCTCGTCTCTCATAGGCGCCATAGAAGGCATAGCAGAGGCGAGAGGGTCTATCCGAGGGTCGACCGGAGCATCCGGCACGAAGGTATGGCTAATATCTGGGGCGTCTGGAATGAACTGATTATTAGCCATATATTCCTCGTTGATTATTGAATAAGGTAAGTCTTGCCACCTACCTGTACGGCAGGATGACCGTTGATCTTACCACGAACTGCCGTGCTAGGAATCCTGTTAGCAGGGATCGTAGGTATCTGGTCAGAAGTAGGAGCAGCCGATGGAGCCCCCGCAGGAGAAGTAGTTACCCCTGCTACTGGAACAGGCCGACGACTCTTCACAGGAGCTACACCGCCTTGAGGCAACCCGGCAGGCATGACGATATTCGTACCAGGAATTGTACCGCCGGGAGGAATACCCATAGCCTTTCCGAGAGCGATCTGGGACTGAAGGACTTGAGCCCCTGCCTGCTGTTGATGAGCCGAGGCGTTGACACCACCTGCGGCAGCTTGGCCGTAGTTACGAGCAATCTCCGAAGGCAACAGAGCCTGACCGTTGGCGGCACCTTGGGCACGAGCAGCAGCAGTAGTC